CCTCGTTTGGTGTAGTAGTTGATAGTGCTACGTAGATGGTGGGTACAGTGGCGAGAGCACCGAAATTGCTCGTCTTCCCAAAAAGGCTGTTGAGTAACGCTTGTGCGGTTCTGTTCGTGAAGCTCATTTCATTCTCCTTTGATCCTTAGACAGGGTAAACACGTATGGACGCCTTCAAGTACCCAGGAGGCACATTGGCAGCGCCCGTGATCTGGCCTGTTAGCTGGGAAACTGCGGGCAGGATTCCCGCCATATGCATGTCGATAAATGCGCCTCCCTGCAGCTCGGATTGTGATGCGATCTCACCTTCGAGTTGCTGAACGAGAAAAGCATCCCCGCTTATTTCGGACACAGACTGCATGTCGCCCAGCATCTGTCTTTGCAGTTTGTCCGCGCCTGTTAGAACGCTGACTGATGCGATTGCACCCGCCAAAGTTTTACCAATTGATAGCGCGCCTGTTAGGGCGCTGACTGATGCAATTGCACCAGCAACAGGCACGCCGAATGCACCGACCGAAAGCGCGCTCAGCTCTGCGTCTGACAGCGCTATGTCCCAGACCTTGAAGCCGCGATAGACGCCTGCCCAGTGAGATCCGACCCCCACGTGTGAGTTGAGCATCACCAAAGCCAACGCAGTTCCATGCGGTGCTTTCGCGTTCGCTGTCGTGTTCGTTGCTGCGGCTGCTGCGTCGACCCGCAGAATCAATCCGTTCGTTGCGCCCTTGCTGAAACGGACATTAAGGACGTCCCCTGCGGCCCATGTGAGCCCATTAACCTGAGTACTGATGCTGTTGCCGTTGATTATTGTGCTAAGTCGGATTGACCCGACACCGGCATAATTGATGTTCAGCCGCTCGATGTTAGACGCCGATTCCGCCATTGCAAATATCAAATTTCCTGCCGTCCAAGACACCGCGCTCGAATACAACATCTTGGCAGCTACGTGAGCACTCCACTCATTGTCCTGCGCGGCCAGACCCAGCACCGTGAGCGGCATGGCCCCCAATTGCGACAGCGCCCGCGTGACGGCAGCTGTCGTTGTGGGTATGTAGGAGGTGCGACAGACTTGGGCTTCGAGCTGGGGCATGTCGAAGGTCTGGTCGACAGTGACAGTAGTTGAGCACCCTGCCCCCAATCTGACCTGAAGCGTCCCGTTACCCGTCGGAACGAAAACGTGTTCGAGGAGGCGCAAGCCCGCAGATACTGTTGTCGCACCGCTGGCCACCACGCCGTCGATACGTAGCTCGGTAGTCGTAAAAGAAGTCGACCCGGCGAGAAGAAACATCGAGGTGTTAAAAGTCGGGGTGCCGCTCAAGACTTCACACATAACAGAAACGCAATATGTCGTTCCGGCGACTAAGGAACTCGTGGTCTGTGTCAGATAATGACGCGCTGCCGAAGTCGTAAATCGGAGTTTGTTTGTGCCAGAAAATGCGCTTGATTCAACAGCCAACGTCCCATCCGAGAAACCGAAAGCCCAGCTCGTCGGAGCAGTGCCCGGAGTCCCCGAAACAGCACCCGCAAAACCCGATTGGATAATCGGACTGGTACTCGCCGTCTCAAGGATCAGGCCGTCCGCACCATCGAACGCAGGCACCCCAGAAAGCACTGTCGAGTAGACGCCGTCTGCGCCTTTGGTCAGCGCGGTCGAAGCACGAACGAAGTAAGGGGCGAGTTCTGAGGGCAGCCTGAGACCGCGAAAGTTGGCGTAGTAGCTACCAGCGCCACCGCTTTTAGCCGAGCCGGGTGCGACGATCTGGTTGGTATTGGGCGTCTCGGTAACCTCCGATCCGGCGACAAGTCTGAAAGCGAAGTTTGCATAAAACGGCAAGTACTCGGCGACCTTGTCGAAACCCAGCTCGGCGTAATCCGGCACCACCACGTCGGTGTTGCTCGCATCAAATACCGTCCATGCGATAGGTATGAGGTTCACTCCGAAAACGATGTAGGCTTGGGTGATCGGAAGCGCGAACGGGCCGCCCGTCAAGGTCAGCCGAACCGTCTGTCCCGGCGTCGGCGCGAGGTGGCCGGCTGCCAGCGTCATCGCCTCGGAGTACGTTGTAGTGACCAGCCCTGACCACGATCCTGCGCTGATATCGAAGAACGTCCACTCGATGACCATCGGGTCCGAGTATGCCTCGTAGTTCACTTCCAGCGCGTTGATCACGCCCGACCCTGTAGTGATGTGCCCCCACACCTCATCAGCCGTAGCCAGCGCGATCGCGCCTGCATTCCACGTCAGCAGATCGATGATGTCGCCCATCGGCGTGGCCGACTGGGCTGCTGCGTTCCTCGCGCCGAAGCCTCCGGGCTGGGCCGGCGCGACTTGCACATCTGCCTTCGTGGCAGTCTCGCTCGCGTTGGCAATGACCAGGTCATGGTTGAAATAGAACCTCTTGGCCGCGTGCGTACCGCCGAACCGGAAGGCCGACCGAGCGGGCATCGTGAACCCGCACAGGACGTTCGTAGCGCCGCCGTTAAGCGTGATACCAATGCCGGCGAACAGGCTGTTAGCCGTCAGCGGTGCTGCCGCGTAGCCTCCCAGTACCGCAGACACTGCGTCGCCGGGGGAGGGCGAAGTGGGGGTGACGCGCCGTATGACCTTGGTGCCGTAGGTTAGATAACCATGCTGGAACTGGCAGGCGTTGCCTGCTCCCGAAATCTTGGTGATGTCAACGATAAGGTTGGCTGCATCACTGGTGGCATCTGCAAGAATCACGTTTTTCCACCAGCCCACTGCCGTCGCGCCGGACACCTGGTCTGACGACACAGGAGGGGCAGACGCGTCGCTTAAGCTACAGTCCACGCGGTGTGTGCCGTCGTACCCGCCCGTGCCCAGCGTGAATTCTACGCTCTGGCCACTGAGGGCAATCGTGATGCGCCACCCGGCGGCGTTTACGGTTGTGCCGATCCAAGCCCGGTTGCCGCCAGACGCGGGACTGACACCGTCGGTGTAAGACGTGAGCGAGGCTTGCTTGTCCGTTGATCCGGCAAAGCGGGTTGGCGCAGGGGATCCAATTTCCACTATGGACGTAATGAAGACCGCGCCGTTCTTGAAGTTCTGATCGCCAACAGCGCCCTCGCCCATGAGGAGCCAGTCCAGCACTCCCTGCGCGGTCAGGTTGACGTCGGGTACAACATCGCTTGCCGGCGGGTCAGTACCGAGTCGTGTGGATACGAGTGATAAGTGGGGCATTAGCTATACTTCCTTTCAACTTGTCCAGAAAGCAAAACAATCTGGTCAAGGTCCGCATTGCTCTTGGCTGATTTAATCAATGTGCTGACTCCTTTATCGTCCGTCTCGTATTGATCGCGTTGAAAAGTGTAGAGACTGCTATGGACTGGGTAGACGATCTCGCCGCTGTCCACGTCCCACCCACCCATGATTTCCGCCTTCGCGCCCAGATCGACGATGGTCGACTTGCTGTCATCCACGTCGTCGACATAGATCGACAGTAGCGTGCGCGGTGATCCGCCCTTTGCTGGACTCAACCACATGTTGCCCACGTCGTCGTGCTGCTTATCAAAGATATCGCCCACGCGCTTGGCATCAGTTCCCGGATCGCTTCGTACCCGATCAATAGCAGCCCTGCGGGTACGTGCGGCGGTGACTTCGGTTTGGCGGACGGCTACGAGTAAGTTAATCAAGGACTAGCACCCAATCGTTATCAACACCCGGCGAGCCGGAGGGGTCAAACGTCACGTCAGCCGACTTGGTTTCGTTGTCGCTGATCAGCGTGTAGGTTCCAAGTCGAGGATCGTACCAGCGTGATCTAACGGTTCCGCTGATGTTGTTGGTGATGACGTTGATGTTCGCCCCCTGCGGAGCGTACACAATCAGTTTGGTGGAATCCGCAGAGCGCATCGCTACCTCATACGTGTCCGTAAGGTATGCGCTGCTACCCCTGTCGCCTGTAAGCCACGAGCGCGACTCGATCAGCGTCTCGCTTTGGTGTTCGTCCCAGAAGGCTTTGAAGTTTGTGAAGATGTCATCTGCACCGGCAGCTCCCAGATGAGAGGCCCATCCAGTGTCGAACTGCCAGATAATACTATGACCGTAGGTAAATCCAGCGGAGCCACTCAGGCGTGAGGACCACGCGCCAAGTCGCACGTGCCACGGATCAGTGACACCAGCCTCTTCGTAGCCAATCTCGGCCTGCAAACTAGGCTTAGTTGGCGACAGCGCCGTGTCGTACACCGTGTCGATGATGTTTTCATTATTATTGCGGGCAGACTGAAGCACATGGAAGCTGTTCCAGAATTCGTTGTGCAGGCTGCGTGCTGGGTGCCGGTCAGTATCAGTAGTCGACTTCCAGCCATCCGGATGCAGGACCACAAGGCTGTCGACGTGCTTGTTAGCCATAGTGCCTGCAATCAGCGCGTCAAGTATGGCCAGTTCGTTGGCGTCCATCACGTCACTCTGCGTGACGTAAGATGGCGCGTTGTCAGCCATTTTCGTGTATTCGCCGGCAATCACCCAGATGATGTTGGCGTAAGACGCATATCGACTGACCACGAAATTCGCGTAGGTCCGTGCGTTGACTGCCGACTCCATCATGTCCCGCTTGCAGTTCGGTCCCCAGCACAGTGGGAAAAAGATCGTCATCCCTTTAGCTGTGGCTTTCTGGACGAAGGGGTCCACCTTGTCGATGAAGAACTGCGTGCGCATCGTGTATGGGCTAGTGCTTGAGATAGGACCGTTGACTGCCGTGATCGAGTCCAGCAGGTTGATCATGATGGGACCATTGACGACGTTGCATCCGCGTGTCCCACGGTCGTCGAAAAACGTATCCATGTCCGCTGTGGTCAGGTCGGTCAAGAGCCAAGCCGTGCAACCGACCCAATTGAAGGTCGTGCCATTCTTTCTGAAGTATCGGCCATTCGGCGAAATGGTGACCGCAACCGGGTCGGGTACACGTGCCGCTCCAGTCGTTACAGGGTCGCATCCGGTAGCAGCACAAACGGCGCCTTTGGGCGGCGTGGTCCCAACAGGTTGGTTAAGCGCGTCATAGTACCGCTCCTTGACCCAGTGCTCTGCGGTTATGGCACCTGATTTATAATCAGCCATTTCCGTAGCAGCAAACCCGAAACTGGCCCAATCTAGCACAGCAGCGGTAGCCGAGTACCCGGTGTCTATGAGCGGCGAGCCTGACAAAGGTCGAGCATCCGTGAATGCGGGCCAACTGGACGGGCCTTTGTAACTGTCCCATGACGCATAGGCTGTGGTTAGCATCGGGTCGCCAGTAGATGCGTCGGGGCCAGTACACTGCGGGTCTACACGAGTGGCGTGCGAGTGGTTGTTGCTCACGTTGGTGGCGACCGTAATGTTGCAGGAATCGTAGTCCTGGTCCCAGATCAGATTGCTCCTGATATCCAGCACCTGGATATCATCTGAGTAGATTGGTGTCCACTGCGTGAATTCGCTGGTGGTCGCATTAATGCAGGTGTTGCCGTGCAGACGCATACCAACCGTTCTGCCGTTAGAGCCGGCTACTTGGCTAATGGCCATGCTGAAGCAATATCCCGGTCGGATCTGTAAGTTGTTTCGACCAACATAATTATTAGTGCTGTTCGCGTTGGCCCCCTGCCATGATTCGATGTCGACAGCCATTGCTCCGGACAGTCCGCTGCCAGGCAGGGTAGTCCCGGCACCCTGCACACCGTAGTCCTGACCACCTATGAAGATGTTGTTTTCCACCACGTAGTTGGAACAGCCGTCGCCGTATGCCCCCACGGACTGTGAGCCGTAGTGACGGTTGCCACGTAGGATCATGTGGGAGGAGGTGCTGCCGCAATCGTAGCCTTCGCCAATGCCACCGTAGGAGTCATTGTTTTCGACCAGCACACGAGCGTTATACGAGCGGACGGTTCCCATGATTGACGGGACCGCACTGCCATCGCAGACATAGTCTGAGTTTTCCGAAGAGTTTCCAAGCCCCTTCAACTGCCAGCACATGCCCCAGTTCTTGTGACGACTGTTGCGGACAACGACATCCTTGACGCCATCGATGATGGCATACGGAGCACCTCCGTTATTGTCCGTGTCTACGCCATCGATGATGATGTGATGAGTTGAACCCGGACCGGTGTCTGCTGCCGATGTATTGCCGGTGCCTGTAATCAGATAGCTGTAACCGGGCCACATCGATGAATCGAGATTGCGAACCTCGATGTAGTTGCCGGTGATGCTCATTGCAGGATCGTACTGACTGCTCATTCCGCCAGCCTGGAAAGTGGCCAATGTGTACTGGCAGTTCCGTGCATCGATACAGTCTTGCGTAATGTTGCCCACCATCGCCGCCTTCTGATCGGTTTCAGTCTCCCCACGAATGGCGTCGACGGTGAACACCGGGACAGATGATGCGTTGAGTTTGTACGAACCGACGATGGCCCAGTCGCCTGCTGTAGAGTCAAAGCAAAGGTCTAACTGTGCAGCAGCATTAGAAAACGTGGAGGTGTTGAGAATACCAATGTTGGTGCCAGCAGGCAGGCCGCAACCAACTTTGCTCAGGGTCGACCATGCGTTTGCATCAGTCAGCCCGTCCAGAAGGTTGTTGCCGCCGTTTTTGATAAACCGAGCAGACGCACCACCATCGTTGACGAACTTTTCACCCACCAGTTCAACCGGCGTAGTGCCACCTGTACCACCACCACCACCACCGACATCTGTGGCTGTGACGAATGCGACGGTGCTGACCAGCGAGGTAGCCGAGGGGCGACGGCAGTTCAGGGTGAAATTGGGGAACGCATCGCACCCGCCGCCGAACGCCATTGAATGCGCGTAGTAGGTAGTTCCCGGAGCCAATCCTGTGACCGACTTGGCGTGATAGCCCGTATCAACCAGTGTCTCGGTCGTATAGGCCGATGCACCGGAGCCCAGCTTGATCAGGTCAGGTCGGGTACACCCAGCTCGGGCGATAACAGCGGCCTGCACGGTTGCAGGGTCCGCGCTTGACATATTGGCGTGTGGGTAGTTCGCGCCAGTACAGCCGGGAGGGTAGGCGCTCAGGCTGATGAATATGCCCCGCAATGCGCCCCGTGAAGTGGTATCGCCTTGGCCGATGATCTGTGCGCTGGTCGTCGTAATCAGTCCAACGCTGGGCAGTGTGAGGTGCGCAGGACATAGGAGGACAGTCGCAGCACGTGATACGCCGTCGGGGCAGATCAGTGCATTGGCATAGCCGGATGAGATGAGCAGGAGCAGTGCGAGTAGTTTCTTCATTCTTTCGCTCGCTCCTGTGCGGCCTCAAATCGTTTTTCTTTCTCGGCTTCCCACTCGATCAGGCTGGCCGGGTCAATCTCAGGGGCAGGCGGATACATGGCAGTCAGGATGGCGTCGGCTTTGTCGAGAATGTCGTGTGCAGAAACCTGTCTGGTCGGGATGCGGGACAGGCAGGTTTGGATCGCGTGACTCATCGTGCCCATGCGCTCAGCGCGTGCGGTGTTGCCGTCCTGTCTCTGGTATGACGTGAGCAACAGCTTCACGCCGCCCAACTGAATCCGAGTGTTGGCGGGCACGTCCTCCTTCAGTTCGGCGATCAGTTGCTGCGCCCAGGATCCGGCAGGCGGTTGCGACTCAGCGTAGGCTCGGATGCCGCAGTCGATGGCCTCATCGAGGTCGTCGGCGTAAACCGGCTGGAAGCCCGTCAAGATAAGCAGAATCACCAGTGCCTTCATTTTGCGACCTCGCATGTATTCACTTTGCAGCCTTCCCGTTCAATCACAACGCATCCGTCCGGGCTCCCTAGTATGACCACTTGGCAGGTATCGGCAATGCCGCTGGCGGGTGGCATTCCAAACGATCCCTGTATGTGAGACAACCTGACAACCGAGCCATTTTCAGGGGCTTCGGTCGGCAGGATCGCGCTTGCGCAGCCCGCCAAAAGTACTGCGCTCACTATCAAGCCTAAGCATCGACTCATGGATATTCCTTCCCCAGTTAGAGGCCAGTGGTTCTTTGAAGGCCATGCTGTGATGGCCGAATGACTCCAGATTGTTCCTGTCCGGAAGATCTGCGAATCCTTTGTACCCTGCCGCACCGAACGGATGCCTGAAAGGGATCATATTCCCCAGTCGGACAGCCAGATCAGTAGGGCTGTAGATGCAGAAAATGTGTTCTGTGTGGCAGCGCACATATGAAAGGTCGTACTTCGATGATGTCGCCGGGTTGAACAGCCACAAAGACGCGACGGCTGTCTGCTTGGCTGCTTCGAGGGCGATGTTGCAACCATGGGAGTGAGCGATGATGACTCGCTCACGCCACGGGTCGCCTGCCATGAAGGCAGCCAGCCTGTTCGCATCATGCTGCATGGTCCGGCGCACGTTCCATGCGCGTCGTACATCCAGCGGAGTGTCCACCACGACGTGGCCGAAGCGCGTCATCGTCAAGCCAATCCTGTCGATGTTGTCTTCGCCGTCTGTTCGGATGCCGTGGACCAGATAGATCACTTGACCCCCTCGTGCTCGAAGGAGAAGTGGTACGCGTCCATTCGTTTGAAGAAGTACCCCGCTCTCGCCAGAGGATGGAGCGTGATCCAGTGATCGGCAAGAGCCTTGTAGTCGCTGCCATCCAGCGTGATCTTCCCGTCCTTGACGCGATGCAAGTCGATCGCCAGCATCTTCATGTGCAGGCTGTTCGCAATCCCGGCACCGCTTTTGACGTACAAGGCCGCCTGCGAAGCCGTCCGCTCCAACTCCCGTCCGATGACGGGTAAGTTGTTTTCGTTCGCCCACAGCACCAGCAGGGCGACGCACCGCATGAACTCGACTCGCTTGTCGTTCAGGTCGCTCATATCCGCTCCTCGTCGATCACTGCCAACATGGCAGTAACTTGCTTGTCGTCCTTCTTGAGATCGGAGATCCGCACATAGTCAGATGGCTGGTTCAGGATCTGCGTCGAAGTGAACTGCCGGATGGAGACGGCCTTGTAGTTTTGCAGGAAGTTGATCGCCGACCCGATCAGGACGATGGCGACGGCACGGTCGGTTATCTCGCTGTCTGTCTGCAGCAGCGCGAGGAACGAAGTCAGCATTACGCCCAGTGCCGCCATGGCGGCGTTGATTGCGGCTTCAGCACTCATTGTCAGGCTCCTGTTTGATAAGTTCGAAAATCACCGCTCCCGATCCTCGAGCTTGTCCATCTTGCTCTCGATCCTGATCAGCAGCGCCTTGATGTTGGCCAGATCGGCGGATACTACGGCCTGATTGATTCGTGACTCGTAGCTCGCTATCGTGTGCCCCTGCACGGCGTGTTTCTCAATTGCGTCAGTGACTACCTCGCCAGCTACCTTTTCCATCACCCAGACGTTGCCCGCCAACAGAGTTGCGCATATCGCAAGTGTGCCCGCAATGAGCTGCAGCCACGATACGAGGATCACCCGGGAGTTTCTTTCTTCGGTCATGCCTGCAGCTCCAGATAGATGTTCCCTTCAAGCCCCGCCGAATAAGACGGGACCTCTCCGAAATCGGAGATCACCACCAGTCCAACCGGGGCATACGGGCCGACAGGCGTGCCGGACGGCAACTCCAGATAGATGTTCCCCTCCAGCCCGGCTGCATAGTCAGGTGACAGCCCCCAGCCCACAACAATAACCGGACCACGGTCCGCTCCGTTAAGGCCGTTGGGGCCTGTCGATCCCGGAGGGCCGCCGGATCCCGTTGGACCCGCAGAACCTGTACTGCCAGTAGGTCCGGTCGGGCCCAAAGCGCCTGCAGGACCGATGACTCCCGGCGTACCAGGGTTGCCGATGACTCCCGTCGCGCCGTCCGAACCTGGAGGACCGGCCGGACCGTTGGGGCCCAGCGGTCCCGGCGGTCCCGGCACCCCGACAATGGTGACTGCCGCGATGGCCTCGTTGAATACCCGTCCGCTGACCGCGCCGAAGACATCGCCCTCGTCGTCCAACAACTGGATCGCGGCCATATGGACGAACCCAGCCTCGACGGAAACGGCGAAGTCACGCATCGCCTGTGGTGTGATATTCCCGGCCTGATTGTCCGGCAGGCGGGCAATGATGTCGGCCAGCGTTCGTACTGTGTCTACCATGCGCGTCTCCGTTTATCTGTCGTCATCAGAATGCCGTCACTTCTGACCATGACACCGCAAAGCCGCCCACAGACACGGCGAAGTCCCGCATGTCCTGCGGTGAGATCAGCGCGTCTTGGTTGTCTGGCAGCCTTGCAAGGATCTCCGCCAGCGTTCTTACGGTGTCAGCCATGGGTTATCGGAACCTCGGTCCGGCTACCCACACTGCCAGTGCATACCGCGTACCACGCGTGATGTCGCTGACCATGTGGGGTGTCCACGACGGGAAGATGATCGTGTCCCCCTGCTTTGTGCTGCCCTGGGGAATAAACGCCTGATTCGTGAATATAGACAGCTCGCACCCGTCGTACGACTCTGGTGGCGACAGCTGGACCACGATCGACAGCTTCCGCAACGAAGACGGACCGCCGCCGAAGTCCTGATGCCACTTGTAGTGACCGGGCGTCTCGTCGTCTGCTTCGTACTTCAGGAACACAATGCCTTCGTCAAAGCCGACCAGATCGAACTCGTAGTAATCTCTGTTGGTCCACTGCACGCGTTCATCCAGCCGTTTGTACAGCCAGCGAAGATCGATCTTGCGATCAATATCGATCGGCGGCATGAATGCGGTCTGCACCTTGCGATACGCCTGATCGACAACGGGAACGGAATCCTTGCCATTCCCGATGGTGCCATCAGACAGTCCAAGGACGTGTCCGCTTCGTATGATCTCCACGCACTCAGGCGGTGAGAACAGCTCCTCGTACTTGACGAAAGGAGGGAACTCCTTTTTCTGCGGTGTTGCGATCTGCCATCTCATGCTTTTCCCCTATTTTCTCTACAGCGCCTCAACGTACATCTCGATGTTTTTGTTGCGCAGCGCCGTGCCATCGGAATATCTGCGCAGCTGCATATTAAAGATTCCGTTGGCCGAAGCTGGATAGCTAAACGTGTATTCCCTCGTCGAATCAATTCGATACCACGTCCCCAGTGTCAGCCCGCCGCCATTAGTCGGGCTCCCGCTGACCTGCGTCAGCCTCACCTCATAGAGATCGCCGACGGTGGCGCTTCGACCGGTAATCACCCACTCGTCCGAGTCGTCTGTCCAGCTGCCGCCACCCTGCTGCAATTGCATCACGCCACTGCGCAGGAACCGGACGCCATGCGTTATCGACGGACCGGGGTCCGTGAGGCTAAATTGAACCTGAATGTTCAGGTTGCTCGTCGGACCCGTCGGGCCTGCCGGGCCTGTCGGGCCTGTCGGACCGACGGGAGAGCCGCCCGCAGGACCCGCAGATCCGGACGGACCTGTCGGACCAGCGCCGCCCGCAGGGGATGACCCCGTTGGGCCTACGGACCCGGTGGGACCTGTCGGACCAACGCCGCCTGCAGGAGATGCTCCTGTCGGACCCGGACCGCCAGCAGGGCCCGCAATGCCCGCCGGACCTGCCGGAGAAGAACCGGTTGGGCCTGTTGCGCCCGCAGGGCCCGCAGGACCCGGAGGACCAGGAGGTCTTGGCCCAGACGGACCTGTTGGACCCGGCGGACCGACCGCACCTGAAGGGCCTGTGCCAGGAGGGCCGTTTGGACCCTTCGCTCCGGTAATGCCCGTTCCTCCAGCGATGCCTGAAGTCCCAACCGGACCAACGGGGCCCGTAGGCCCGGGGGAAACGGGGCCTGGTGCTCCCGTTGGTCCGGCTGAGCCTGTCGGCCCTGCCGGTCCGTTCGGGCCGAAAGCTCCGAACGGACCCGGTCCGCCCAGCGGGCCATTCGGCCCCGGGCTGCCATTCAATCCGATCCTGTAACCACCGAAGTCCGGCATCTTATCCAGCCGGTCCGGTTGGTCCGGCTGGTCCGGCCCCGCCCGTCGGTCCGGCAGGTCCAGTTGGACCCGGAGGACCGTTCGGACCCGCAGGGCCTGCTGATCCAGAAGGACCGGCAGGGCCGCTCGGCCCGGTTGATCCGGTTGGGCCGGTTGGGCCCGTAGAACCTGCCGGACCCGTCGGACCCGCAGGGCCTGCCGGACCCGCTGGTCCAGTTGGACCTGCCGAACCTGTGGGTCCGGTTGAGCCTGAAGGGCCAGTAGGACCGGACGGTCCGGGCGACCCCGTTGGGCCTGCTGGACCTGTCGTGCCCGAAGGGCCCGTTGGACCCGTTGGACCCGTCGGACCCGCAGGACCAGCACCGCCTGTTGGACCCGGAGGACCAGCAGCGCCCGTAGGGCCTGAAGGACCTGTTGCGCCAGCAGGGCCCGCAGGACCGGGCGAACCTGTCGGACCCGGAGGGCCGCCAGCTGAAGGACCACCCGGGCCATTCGGACCCGTCGGACCTACAGACCCGGGTGGTCCAGGCGGACCAGCAGGTCCATCGGGCCCGCCAGAGCCTGTCGGACCTGCCGGGCCCGTCGAGCCCTTGAGTCGGAATGTGTGATAAACACTCATACGGGATAGATCCTCCATCCGTAGGTGTCATTGATGAAGACCAGCGCGAAGGCAAAATTAGTTGCGTTGGCATCGCCGGTTGCTGAGAACGTCATGTCCTCGGTAAGTCCCATGATCAGCTTGCCGTTTCGAGCAATCGTGAAGTTCGACACCGTTCCGGCGACGTGCATGAAACGGCAGTGGTCGTTGGCCACTGGAGAACCAGGCAATGTCGCCACCACGGCAGAGGTACAGTCGACCGCGTAGTCATCACCGGTCACGCAGTTGAAGTTGGCCGTCTTTACCGTGAAGTTGAACGAGACCGACTCAGCTCGCTGCAGCTCCGTCAGATCGATGACCGTGGTCCAGTGGTCGGTTTTCTCACCCGCGTTGAACGCCGCCGCTGCCGTGTGGTTCTCGTTGGCAATGAAAATGCTGTTCGGAGACACCGGATCACGGACAATGTCTTGGTTCGCGTACACCGCCAGCGCCGTCCAGTCGCCGCGCCACGTCCCGAACGCCTGCAGCAGGGCAATCCCTCCAGACGAGTTGAATCCGATCGGCTTGTTCTTGCGTTGATCGACGGTCGCAATGATCTCGTTCGCCGCGCCCGACGGGATCTTGACCCGCCGATCGAACTCGACGCTCAGAAGATCGAAGCCGACCTCGGCAGCCTCCAGCTCCCTGATCACATCCTCGGATCTGGCGGTCCCTGTGGGCGGGATCGCTCCACCGTATTCGTAGTATGGATTCGTCATGCCAAGCTGTTCCTGTTGAGTTTTCGCGGGGAGTAATGCAGCGTCAGCCCCAGCAGCGTGTGCGTCAGTTCGTACTTGGTCTTGGAGTACGCGCCGACACTGATGTTTGTGCCCGATGCGTTAAGCGCGAACGTCGCCGTCGGATTGACCTCGCTGCTCCACTGGAACTCGCCCCAGTCGCTGATATCCCAGAACCCCCCGCCCCCAGGGATGACCATGTCGATTACGGGCTGCATGTTGTAATCCGGGTTGCCCGACATGTAGTCGACCACGCACTTCATCGTCAGCATCCGGGACGCGGTCTTGATGTCGATGGTGCCTCGGCGATAACGCTTGTGGCGCTGCGGCGACTTCGAGAAGTGGTACGGCATCCGCACGAAGCTCTCGACCTCGACGCCATCGAAGCTGCGGACGTCAGATCGGATCTCGTACACGAACCCGTCGTCGGAGCCGAAGAAGGTCCGGATCCTGCCGTCCAGACCTTCCTGTTCGCATGAACATAGGACTGGCTTGCCGTAGTTGGTCACCATCACCCGGTACTCGCGGGTTGGCGCGCCGCCCTTCGTGTACACATCCTTGTAGCCAATCACCACGTTGTCGCCGTTGGCGAACGAACATCGGTACAAGGACAACTCCCGGGAAACATGCGAGTCCACCACAGAGGAACGTCCCAGCAGTTTCGTGATGAATCCGGCCGCCTTGTCCGTGACGATCGACTCGCGGAAATTCCCGTGGGCTTCCGTCGCGGTCAGCGTGGTAAACCCTTGGTCATCCAGGTAGATCCCGTTGGCAATCCGCTGTGAGGACCACTCGCGGCAGCCGGCACGAATGCCGAACTCGACCAGCTTGAACGTCGCAGGCGTTGTACCTGACAGACGACTGATCCTGTTTCTCCCCAGAATGAACACTGCCACGTTGTCAGTCGCGCCGATCTCTTCGATAAAACCGACCACTTCCTCGCCCAGCGCCAGCTCGCCTGCGCCACGCACGACAGTCCACGCCATGGGCGTATTGCGGCCGGCCAGCTGGACCGAGCCGCCAGAGAACGCCAGCATCAGAATGTCGGAATACGAGCCAATATGCCGGGGCTTGTCCACCGTCATGCCGGTGTCGATCTGGGCGAAACAGGCATCCACGGGGTCGTACTCGAAGCACGCATCCTCGCCGTTCACGCCATAGAACCGGATCTTGTCCGAGTGCCCGAAGTAATTGTTCGTGCGGAACTCATAGCGCCCGCCAGCGGTCAGCGACTGCACGAAGGCCGCGCCATTGGCAGTTGCTTTGGTGACGCCACCAACCTGCAGCCCCTCGTTGTCAACGAACGTGCCGGTAATAGACACGAACACCAGATACCCGACCATGGTGCCGCCCCATGTGCCGCTCACAGTACCGACTCGCAGGACCACTCCGGTGGCTCCCGATGTCAGGCCGGTTACCGTGTCGCCTTCGAAGATCTGGCCGACACCTGCGTCGAACCGAATTTTCTTGTTCAGGACAATTGCTGACCAGCCCGAACCGGTGGACTTGTGCATCACGCACGCCGTCGCGCCCGCGTTGTCGCGCCAGGCATACGTCACGCCTTTGAAGAACCATACGCCACGCACAGGGCCGGAACCCGGGACCGCGAGGACCAGCGTCCGAAAGTACGCTTCCATCAGGTCGACAAGGATCTCGTGCAGCGCATCGGTTACCGCGTCATCGACGATGGGTGCGCCGTATTCCACGCCGAACACCGTCGTGACCTCGCGCAGGTTCTCGTTGTCCTGAAACGTCCCGGTGACATTGATCAGCGCCACATAGCCGATGTTGTCGTCCGCGCCGAAGCCTGAATCGAATCCGTCGGTGTAAGGCGATCCCTGTCCAATGGCCAGCACTCTTCCGGTCGCTCCGGATGTCTGGCCATTGATTGTGTCGCCCACAATCGGGTAGTCCGCAGGAACCCCGGCATCGAACAGGATGAACGTGTAATGCTGCTCAGCAGGCGCGGGCCGACCATCGAATCGCTCGTGCCCGTCAACCCGGCGAAACCCGCCGCGCTTGTTGGGTTCGTAATTCTTGGAGCCGATGATGTCACCCAGCGGTATCGCCAGGGGACCATCCTCGGTGTTCAGGCCGCCATCGAAGGCGTAGTAGTCTTTCTCGTAGACACGCGACGCCGATCGCCCGGCACCGCGACGTGACAGCGTTTCACCCAGTCGGCCGAATGTGGCTGGGCGTCTCATCTGTCGAAGCTCGGGGTGATGTGCTCAAGGTCCGGCGTGCCCATGCCGTTGGGAGCCCAGTTCTCCAGCTCGCTGGACTCCAGCGCCATCATCAGGTCATCGTGCTCGCCACTGGATCCGGAAACGATCTCGGGGGCATCCTCCCGCTCGCCGTAGTAGATTTTCGCCCGCACAACGATCAGCCGGTGGAAGTCGACAGGAACCAAGGGAAGGTCTGTGTCCAGCACCATGGCCTGCGGCCGCTGGTAGTACTCAGCATGCAGCCAGCGCAGTGAATCGTTGATCGAGTTCAGCTCGACCGCGCCTGCCGGGTTGATGCTGAACGTGCTCGGGGCCTCTGTGACTAACGCGGAGAACCGGCTCAGTGCGCGCCACTGCGAGAACTCGATGAACTGCAGCGCCTTGGCACTGGCGGTTTCAAGATCGAGGAAGAAGCTCTCGCGCTTCCAGTGCTTGACGATGGGGGTGTAACCGGCAACGGTCGACGGTGGAGATGCCACGCGAGCGCCGCTCAACAGGCGCTCTTTGTAGTCTTTCCAGAGGAACTTCCAATCGATGTACCGATTGCAGATATCTGTGTGGGCCTTGTTGATCAGCCCGACAATGATGCCGTGCTCTCCTCGGGCGGATGCGACGCCAGAGAAGCTGCGCGACCCCCCGCCTACGCCCAGCTCACCGATTGTGTCCTTGCACAGCTCGCGAAAGTTCACCGCATCCCCTTCTTGTGGCGTCCATCGTTAGATCAGCTCGTTTGAGTCAGATCTTCATCGTCAATGACAGCGACGTGCTCTGCAGCCTCTGCCATCTCTTCCCGTATCGCCTGCCACGCCGCCACGATGGCAGGAGTGACAACGTCTATGACTGCCTTCGGCTTTGTTCCGGCTGGAACAACAAACCCAAGAACCCCCGTCGCGAATGCCGCGACACTGGCACGAGGCACTGTCGCAAGGTACGCATGCAGCAGATCTTCTGTTTCCAGTGTCTCCATGCTCCGGCTCATCTCGCCCATCAGTGCATCATTCTGGTCTTGCTGGTCTTGGAGTCTTGAGCGCGGTCCTTTTGACTTCGCTCCCTCCAGCCTGGCCGCATCGATTGCCGCCGCTTCTTCCTCTGCGTGACGCTTGCTTTCCAGCCGGTCCGCATCGGCTTCCTTCGCTCGCCGCATCGCGACCATCGTCACACCCTGTTCCGGGTGCATCGACGCCTCGGTTGGCGTCACGTACTCACCAGTGGCATCAAAATGGTGGGACGATTGGTAGTACCTCGCAACACTCTCACCACTGATATGATCTACTGGACGACCTGCGGCCATCTTCGGATTCGGCATATGTTTCCCCCATTGCCTTTCGTTAACAGATCTGTTTGCGGAACGTGATCCCTTCTTGAAGTTTCTCGTCCTCGCTCATCGGTTCAAGAGGCTTGTGACCGGACAGGTTATACTCGCCGTATTCTTCCGCCCACTCGCCTTGGTGCTCCTCGGCTTTTTCGACTGGATACATGAATAAATCACGCATCAGAAGTCGTCATTGCCCTTGTGCTTGCCGCCGCCTTTGTGGCCGGGGCTCACGCCCATTGGCTTGTTCGATTTGCTGCCGGATGCATGCGCCATACCCAGAGCCGATGGCTTCTCTGTAATCGCGCATCGCTCGGTCAGGCCGAGAGATGCATTGCTCATGCTCTTGTCATTCTTTTCCACTTTCGGTCTCCAATTGCGTTGACTGCCAACATGGCAGTGACGGGCCGGTTGCCAGGCCCGTCTCTTGTCTTACCACCACTTCATCGTGATCGTCGGGATGCCCACGCCAGCCGGGGAGCCACCTGTCGGAGCAATCAGAGCGATCCGAAGATCGGTGATCGCGGTGCCCGCGTCTGAGTCCTTGCCGAGGTCGATGACCTTCTGCTTGATCCCCAGTGCGTCATGGTCAGTCAGACCGTAGCCAGTGTTGGCTGCTGCTGCGCCCATGTTCAGCTCGGCGTACTTGTCCGCATCGTCGACCGTGCCCACGCGTATGAATGCGGGGGTAGTCACCTGCGTGAAAGTCGTCGTTACACTGACGTGCATGTCCTCAATTGCCCCGAACCGGGCACCCGGAGGTGGCTTGATCCGCTGGTTGGTCGTACCGCCGCCGATGTTGACGGAGCCCAGTGAATACGAAATCACCATCGCCTCGTCGTAGCTGCCGCGTAGTCTTTGTTCTGCCACTTTCTATCTCCTATTACAGGAAGGCAGCGATTAAGCTGCGCTTTCCCACTTGACGATGCGGATGTTCTTTGCGTCCGAGGCGCTACCGTGGACGATGCCGAAGCCGCCCAGGTAGTACCAGGCAACGCCACGGCTGCGACCGAAGTCGCCGGGCAGCTTGCCTCTGATCTCCTCTGGGATTGCGACCGCTTCCATCACGGTGTCCTCGCCCATGAAGAACGCCCAGTCGGAGACCCCGCCATTCCATGCGTCTGCCACGCCGTCCTCGGACGACCATGTGGTTGAGTCGACTGCGCCGCCCTTCGGAATCAGGGTCTGTTCACCGAAACGAATTCCCTCATACCGACCGGTCTCGCCATTCATGATGTAGCCGAAGCCTTCACCGTGATATTGCTTGAGAGCCTCGTAGTCGTTTTTGAAAGCACGGGTCGTGGTTGGCCAGCTCAGAGCGTAGTAGTCATCACCTGCGAATGCCGGGATGTTCCGCTCTTTCATGCCGTCACTGATGGCCTTGATGTGCGCAGCACGCATGGCAATCCCGTTGGTGATGTCGCAACCGGTGGTTTGGAACGTCACCGCCGTTGCACTGTTGCCGCTGGTTGGGGCAACGGTCAGAGGGGTTAGATCGAACTGCGCGTGCGCAGCTGCGTCCAACGCCTTCTTGGCGTCATGCTTCAGAACCTTGCGAATGATCTCGGTGATCGGCTGCTTGCTGAGGTTGTTCAGCTTGCCGGTGTATTTGACCGAGTTGCCCATCTCGCCAATCCGCAATTGGCCCTGGCGGATCTGGAAGTTTGTGGTCGGCATTTCCAGCTGCTCGTCGAGGGCTCGCCCGCGTCGACCAACATCGGAATACACGTTCCAGTTGTAAAATTCGCCTGCGTTCAGGCCCTTGTCCATCGCGTCTGCTGCATCACACAGCTGACGGAATCGGACCACAGGCTGCAGATCGGTCCGCAAGGTGTCGCTCAACTCGTCGGAATAAGCGAACCCTCCGAGGATGTCTACGCTCCATACTTGTGCCACTTAATCTCTCCTCAAGAATATGTTTTGAATAAGGCCGTGCCTTACCGCCGCGCTCTTGAGGCCATCAACTTGGCAATTTGCTCTTTCCGACTAGACTCGATCGTTTTGGGCTGCGCTTTTTCCTCTGGCGCATCCCTCACCATCGGCTCTCTCGCTGCTCTAGGCGCGACGTTTTCGCGCTTTCGTTCTCTGCGGACCTCGACCATCTCTACCGGTTTTGTGCCGGAGGACGGACCCAGATGCCGCAGCCTGACGTGATCGGCCGCTTTTTGGGTGATCGTCACGAGGTCAGCGCCGGGGTTCTGTTTCTGTTGTTCGGTGATCTGGAAGCGAACACTCTCGAGGAGGTCCGGTCGTACACCAAGATCCGCGTAATTGTCGCGAAAGTACTTGTTGGCACGAGCCTGATCATCGGGCAACGGGGCGAGTTGCGGCGCTGCAGCGGGAGGACTAGCTGGCTTCGGCTCTTGTCTTTGCTGCACCTTTGCGAACATGGCTGCCAAATTCTTGGCTGCCTCATCCTCATCTGATGCGTAAAAAGACGAGATCACTGCTTTGCTGAGTGCCTCTATCTCTGCTGCTGACGAGGGTGCCTCGCCAGCGCCAGCGCCGCCTTTAGGTAGGTGACTGGCACGGTCTCCAAGCTGGTCCGCGATGTAAGACTCTAACCGGGCCCTCTCGGCGTCGACCTGTTTGCGCTCGGCTGCTGCCTGCTCAAACCGCTCATCCGCCGCGAGTATCCGCTGAAGATTCTTCACCGAACCTGCTTCGCGAACTTCATCCGAAGTAGCGAAACGCTTCTGTCCGTTAACAGTAATCTCTACGTATTCCGGCTCGCTGTCAAGCGCCGCAGACACGTCCTGCGTCTGTTCCTCATTCACTGCCATGTTGGCAGTAACCCGCTCGCCAGGCTCGTCGCCTTCGTCCCCGTAGTCGTTGCCGGCAAGTTTGTCGCCGTACTCTGCCATCAACGCCGCTTTGATCTTCGTGTCATCGACGCCGTTGACCTCCATTTCCATGCGCTTACGCATGACCTCGACGGTCAGATCATTCTCTTCGGACTCTGCTCTCGATGCGTCTCTCACATCACGCCGTCGGGCATATATGTCCTTGCGCGACGTCTTCTGCGCTGCCTCGCCTTTGTCGGGCGATTGCTCCGACTCCATCGCCGCCTTGATTGTCTCCAGCGCCTGCGTTGTATCGTCAGCCGTGTCTGCTACAAATCCGTCAGCCGCTGATACGGCATCGACGCCTTGAACATTTTCGCCATCAACCACTGCGTCACTCATACATTCTCCCCGCTTCAATCAGGTCTTCAGTGTCTATGTCGGCCTCCAGCTCCATTTCCAGCAACTGCTCAGCTTCCATCCCACCCGCTACCGCCTCACCGAGCCACGTCGCAACGCGCTTGGCTGTGATGTACTCAATACGCCTGAGCTTCAGCGCCGCGTCATCTGTGTAGAAGTCGGCGGACGCATCCAGCCAGTGTCGCTCGGCCTGCTCAATGCGCCGCTGGATCTCTCGCCCGACCTCGGACAGCCAGAACTCTCGAACAGCCCGGCCAACCTTCGACAGCTCGACTGCCACGGCCAAGGGGTCGACATCATCTTCGATCATTTATTGCGCTCCAAATGGGACGTCGCCGTAGTTGTCACGTGCCAGCGTGCCCGCCTTGTCGTCACCTGCCATGTCCGGCGGTGCTGCCTTGCCATCTACCGGGACTGGTCCTGCCTGACCTCTCACCACGTCCTGTAACGGCGCTGGACCGATGTCCGGCATCAGCCCCAGCGTGTACAGCTGAAGGGCGAACTCTCGCTCAGTGTCCAGAATTGCCTTGTTCAGTGCTTCTCTCTGCAGGATCAACTCGCCGCGCTTTGCGTCGGTGTTGGCGGTGGACAGCTGCTCTTGAATGCCGGTCTTGCGCTCTTCCAGATGAAGTGTTGCTTTTTTGTATTCGGCCTCAGCCTGATGCTTCAACTTCTCCCGCTCGATAGCGCCTTGCTGCGTGACCTCCGCGACCTTGATCCTGCCGTCAACTTCGACCTGCTTGGTATCAATGATCTTCTGCAGCTCATCGACCTTGGCCTGCATTTCCTTGACCCGTGGATCAACGTCTTCCTCGTTCGGAAAGAATCGCTCGCTGTCGTGGCCTACTGCACCCCAGATCTCTTTCTGCACCTCAGCGCCGTCGATGGACTGCAGCGCCTGCGGCATGTACTTAGCGATCGTTTCCAGCGCCATCGTGATGCGACCAATGCGCTTGTCCGGTGACGACGCACCGAAGCCCACGTCCGGGGACGCAATGCACCGGTATTGCAGCAACTCGAAAGCCTCTGCCATGTCATCGCTGTTCGGAATGCCTGCCGCGCCTGCGGCCTGCCTGAGCAGCTCCACGTCACTCTCGTTGGCTGCCTGCAGTTCCAGGAGTTGCTGCAATACCGGCGTGACCCATGTCTCGGTGATCGTCCTCACCATGTACTCCTGCGTTGCATTCGCAGTGGACGTGAGCAGTGTCATCCCGCCAACGGTTTCGTTAAGCTGCTTGTTGCTCATGATGCTCGACTGACTCATGACCCCGGCGACGTCGTCGAAGTCGTTCGACAGCCGGTCCTGCTCTTCGTATGCGCTGTTCGTGACGTCGCTGGGTCGGTCCCACTTGACCGAGTCAAGCGTGGCCATGCCCACAGCTGAGCCCGGGCCGCCGTTGAGAAGTGTCCGGATGTCCACACCACCGCCACGACGGAAATAGTACCGACCCAGCATCGACAGCGTCAGATTGTCTATGCGCAGGTTGGCGATGTTGTTGATCTCGTCCTGAGTCTGCGCGGACACCTCAGCCAGGCCAGATGAGTACACGCGGTGTGCCTCGATCTGCATCTGACCCAGAACGTACGGACGGCCTGCCGGGTACAGCTCTTCAAGGGGGATCTCGTCAGACAACAGCTCTTTGTTGTCGAGCGTGTAGACGATGATGTCGCCGTCCCGCGTGGAGCGCAGATGCTCCTGCACCCAGACCATCGCGTAGTCACCCAGGCCATCGTTCAGCTCGGTCTTATCTTGCGAGTCAGGGTTCCGTGATCGGTCCAGCTGGCTCGAATCTGTGCCACCACCACGCCCTGCAAGCGAACTGGCGTCGACCTGCTTCCACTTGCGCGGGCCCTTGGCTTCCATGCGCTTCTTGATGTCGCCCACATACATGGGGAATTCGTGGATCATGAATTTTGCGCTGCCGATCGGGTCAGACCAGTCCGCCCCTGGGTCGAGCCGGAATCGCTCCAGCGGGATCAGATCCACGACCGGGCGATCGATCTCCACCACGTCGCGTGTTTCCTCATTTTCGTACTGCTCGCCAGTTTCAAAGTCGGCATGCGTGACCTTGGTTTTCTCTGTGTAGTCCGAGTACTCCCACATCTGCTTCGACAGCACGACACCCTGTACCGCTGCTTCCTGTACCGCTCCGATATAGATGCGGTACCACGGAATCGACGTCTTGCTGTACGTCGAGCCTCCGAGCCGGGAGTTCAGCAGGTTCTGCTGCAACTCGGCTGCCTGCACGTTGCGCTTGTCTTTTTTGTCGAGCGGGGTGACGTTGACGAACTCTTTCGTGCCGAACGCGGCGATCGCCGCTTGCGACTCGATTCCACGTATCGCAACCCGTGTCTTGGGCCGGTAGATCTTCGACCGTTTCTCGAATGCCGCCGTGTGGTACTTTGACCCTGCGGGGTGCCTCGAGTAGAACCTGTCGTATGAGTCCTTTGCGCGCCTGCTCATCGCTTGTTGGAACCATCGCCCGCCCGCTTCGTAGGCCAGCTGACACAGTGTCAGCAGGTCGTGGGACGTATCCGTAATCTCTCCCTTGGCCATATCGCTCATGTGATCCTGCCCTGTTGTCTGCGTTCGATCCCCCGAAGCGTGCTTGTTGCCTTGTCATTCAGGTCCGGTATCAGCCATCCATGTGGGTGTTTGCACAGAGTCCTGCGTTCTGTGTACTGCGCGATGCACGAACCGAATCCCCTGCGCGGCATGCCGAAGCGTTCGAGCAGTTCCCCTGCCAGCCTGTCCACGACAGCCCTTGGGTAGCTGGAGCCCTCCATCGACCTGTCGGACATATAGAAACCGTAAGTCGGGTTGCAACGCGCCGATGCGACTTTGATCATCGAATTGCCAGGCTCTATCATCCATCCCCATCCCGGATACGTACGCTCAAGGGCGATTCCAACGCCCATGATCAGCAGCTTCGTCTGCGCATCGATGTCAGTCATATCGTCGATGTCGTGTACGACGTCATCAGCCATACGGTTTGCGCTCCACGAATTTCCTACCGTTGCTGAACTCGTACGCCAGCGGCACATCGGGTTTGGGCTCTTTCGCGTCCACCAGCGCGTCATAGGGGATAGTGATATACCGAGGGCGTGTGCCATGTTTGCGAGCCATCATGTCTCCTTGAACTGCCAGCATGGCAGTAACTTACTTGTCATAGAGCAGTGTTATCGATGTACGCGTTGTCGATTGCCCCGCTCTGATAGGCGACACGCACAGAGAGGGAGGACCAGAACTCGTACATCTCGGGAGCGATCACGCACTGTATTTTCAGGTCTGACCAGCGTTGCCGGAACGTGACCTCTTCAACCACCGGCAGCGCCGCTATCCAGTCGCGGATCATGGTCTTGTGGCTCTCGCTCATCGACCACGGGCTGATGATCCGCACCTCTACGCCCCGCCTGATCCACACCGCCATTCGGGATACCATCAGAGGTATCGCCGGACCCATGCGGTGCTCGTCCACCCCCAACGCCATTGCGGCCACGTCGACTCCGATCCACGGCTTGATCATCACCCACTACCCTCACATTGATTTCCGCGCACAGTGGCGCGACAAGTCCCAGCTCTAGCTCGAGCAATCTTAGCTCAAAATGGTACGGCGGCAGACGACCGGCGAGCACTGAATGTGATCGCACATGTCCGGTACCGACGATTGCCCCGTACATCTCTCCAGTGATCCGCTCGCCATCCAGCGTCAGACGGTCGACCCAGCCCAGTATCCGGGCATAGTCGTCCGGCTCTACCTTGCGGCACGAGATCCCCGCCTTGCGACGCGTGCGGCCAATCTCTTCTCTTTCCGCTGCTTCGCCGTCGGGCTGCTTGACGTGTACCCAACGCCTCTCTTCTTGTCCGCCCTCATCCGGGTGATCTTCTCCCCCGGGAACACCCTGCCTTGATCCGTCGTCTCCAGATCTGCTCTCTCGACTCGCATCAGACCTCCTCAAGTTCATAACTCATGTCGTCGTCCTCGTGTGACATCAGGCCGCCATAGAGCGTCAAGAAGACCGCGTCAGCGTCATCGGGTGAGCGACCAAGCGTCCTCTTTTGTACGTCTTTCTCGAGCATCTTCGACCTGCCACGCACGTCTATGTCGACCACGCCGGAGATGCAGTCGTCGTAAAATAGTGTGTCGTGTTTCGGGATGTCAGCCGTCTCCAGCCAGTCCCGGGCTTTGAACCACAGGTACGCCCGGATGTTCGTATACCTGATCGGCTCCGGGCATGCCCCACCGGTTTGCACGCCGTGAGTGTTGCGGAATCCCAGGTCGATGAGCCGGTCGACCACGCCGCCGCCCACGCCTGCCTCATCGATGATCGCTGACGCCGGCTTGTGTGTGTACCCGTCATCGAGCACTTCGCCCTCACGCATGATCAGCGCGATGCGGTTGGCGACGCGCATCAGGTTGTCATCGCGGATCTCAATCCGTTTCTTGTACAACTTCGGCCCACGGCGGAATCGAATGACACTCGGATCACCGCCCCGGCCTATGTCGACGCCGATGTAGAGCGGCAGGCCATCAAGCTGAATCGGCAGGATGTCGCGTTGCTGCGCCATCTCCAGCACACGCACAGATATAAGCTGTTTCGCGCCGACTGATGGAAACTCGCCCAGCACGCGCACCTTGTAGTAGTCGCTGTCCCTGCCCTCCTCTTTCTCGAGCTGGCGCAGGTAATCCCTGTTCGTGAATCTGCTGCGTTCGGCGTTGATGGCACCGAACCGCCACAACTGCCGGCGTGGCAGTGTTCTGAAATATCCAGTGTTGCGCGTTGGGTTGCCGAAAGCGAGCCACATAGCGCCCGGGGTTGTCATCGCGCCCGATGCCACCTCCCACACGCCGTCATCGATCGTGCTGGCCTCATCGAAAAGCATCAGGACGTGTCGCTCGTGTGTACCGGCGAAACTCTGCGTGTTGCCGACAGACCATGGGATGGCATGCGCAAACCAGGTGCTCGGCGCGCCCTTGTATCTATAGGTCGTGGCCTGCCACTCGAAAAGATCGCGGAAAAGAAAAACGCCGTGCCACTTGGCCAGCTCCCGCCAGGTCTTGTTGAGCAGCTGCTCTTTTGTATTCGCCGTGACGACGATTTGTGGATGCGGGCGGCAGGAAATAAACCATAAGATCAGCATGGCCGTGAGTGCCGTCTTGCCTACCCCGTGACCACTGGCCCGAGCTATCTGTACTGGCTCTATGCCGGACTCGAGGCAACTGCGTATGTCCTCCAGCACCTCAACCTGGCAGTCGTCAGGGCCATCGTAATCGGCTAGATAGGTGCCGGCAACGCCCCACGGGAATGCGTACAGAATGAATCCGAGGGGGTCGGCGAAGTACTCGGACGCGATAGCGCCCAGACGTCTCGCGATATCCTTGCGATCAGTCACTCAACATCAACACGATATATCTGATCATCGCCCACCCCACTGACAACATGGCAGTGGAAGAATATTTCAACATCTAGACAGTGTCAAATCAGCCGTCTAGACACTGTCTAGATGCTGTCTAGATTCAGGCGATATGGTCACATGAAATGCTGGCCCTGATCCACGCACTCGGAGCACAGGATCCTGATCATCACATACTCCATCACCAGCGGCCGGATGTTCTGGGGCACACCGCGTGTTCGGAACCCCATCACCCGTAAAGAGGTGTACGTCCGCCCCGTCTGGTCAGTCAGCCAGTCCGCAGCTGCCTGCGGAGTGCCCTGTAGCGCAATGAACTTTATGGCTAACGTCTTCATCCATGTTTCTCTTGGTCTGATGTGTGTATCACGGCGGCGACTACCTGCAGCACGCCAGCCGGCAGGCTCCGGAACCACTCGTTGTACGCTTCGTCGCCGGTACCGCGTTCGTCGTCTGCTATGTACAGCTCACCCAGTCTGACCAGCTCGGCGTCATCTGTGACTGCGTAGTACAGGCCGGACCCGTCCTCGTAGTACACCAGCCAGTCTGTGTTGCTGTCACGCGTCCCCTCCAGCCGATCTACTGCCAGCTGGACCATCCGTCCCTGATGCCCTGTAAAGAGCGCGGGAAAATTCCTTGCGACACGCGCATCAGCTTCTTGCCGACACGTGCAAAGGCTCACAGGCCCGCTCTTTGAAGGATGCGCTCGACGCTATCGTAGCCGAGAGCAGCCGTCATATTCGGGCTGACGAACAACATCGCGCCCTCTGCGCGCTCCTTGCTACCGCGAGGAAACCTCGCAAGCCATCGGGCGAACCCGGGAATCTCCGCGACTCCATCGGCTCTGTTGAGATCGTCGCAGCTCGACGCCGGACGTCCGTTGTACTCCCCGTGGAGTACGCCTACCCCCTCGGCTAGTGCTGCCGTCAGTACACTGGCGATCAACCCGGCCTCGACGGCCTGTCGACGGCCTTTTCTTTTGTTCCTGGAATTTTTCATCTTTTTCACCTGATT